TTTAAGTCCTCAATACAGCGGCGCAAATCAGCATTTTCCTGCTCGGTGGCGCGGCGTTTATCCCATTCCTGCCCTGCTCTTGCGCCTTTTGGACGCATTTCTTGTGGGGAGATAGATTCATCTTGTACGTCCACTTCTTGAGTTTCAGTTTTAGCTTCAACCTCAGCTTCAGTTTCAGCTTCAGTCTCTAATGCTACGTCATCTTCTTGCGCCACCTCAACTTCTTGTGCTGGTTGACTTGCCTTCTCAAACATTGCCATGATTTCGTCTGTCATACATACCCCTAATTTAATAATAATTTCTTATTTATGCTTTATTTAACCACTTAGGTGATTGTAATTCTTGGGTAATGAGATGCGATATAGCAGTTCCAACACACATATCAACCGAATATGATAATGCACTCAGCCACGCAACATATTTCTCAGTCCCTTCTGTGCGAAGGATAAGCATCCCCTCGCTTGCAGCTTCTTCAATGTATTGGCTAACGCCCTCTTTATTAATCGTAATCATACATTCCCCTCTTGCACGTTACACTTAAAAAACACTCTAATTTTTTCATCTTTTGCAAATGTTACTTTATCCAACACAATCTCCGTCACCTCTTGAACCTTTAAGCCATCAACGCTCCACTTTTCTTCAAGAAAAGTTTTGAGTTTTCCTTCAAATTCATCATCAAAAGGAATACCATGAACCCCTCCATCCCTATCAAAATCAAACGCTGAACACTTTACTATGGTCATACATATCCCTGTTGGTTTATTGTTGCATCCGCTTGGTACTTCTGTGCCATGGCGTTGTTCTTTGCTATTTCACTGACAATCTTCTCAATACGCACCAACGTATCACGCTCTGACAGCTTAGCTTCTGCTTGCTCTTTCGTGCCTTGTGCTTGCAACTGTGCAGCCTGTGCCTCAATCATAGAGATATTAGCAATCTGACTACGGAGAGCAAGCTCTTGTGCTTGTGGGTCAGGCGGTGGCGGTTGCATTGCTTGCATTAACTCATCCTGTATTTGCGGGTCAAGTGGCATTGCTTTGAGTACGGTTGGTGCAGTAGCAATACGAATCTGGTCAGGCATTGCAGTCCACATCTCCATCACTTGAGCCGCAGCATCCTTCTTAGCATCCTCACCCATATCCTGCTCAATCAGCGATGTGGCATAAGAACGCGCCATATTCTGAAGTGACAGCACGAAGGTTGATTCTTCTTTGTGTCCAGGCGCAATTCGTGGGATTATTTGCAAATCCTGATTCCCTGCAATCTCCAAAATCATATCACGGAATATCTTTGCAGAATTAGATAAAAACGCAGTGCAGTTATTCACCATAGGCGCAAGAGATATATTCACCTGCTGCAACTGCGCTCTGAACAATGATGCAGCGGGTGTATCGTTATTCATCATTCCCAGTATTTCTTTCGGGATGCCAATGACGGCTGCAAGCAAGTCCTGCAACAAAGCAACTGTTGAAAGTAGCGTTTGCCCTGCGTCAGGTGTGCCGAGTTGCTGTATCACCGTCCCCTCAGGGGTGAACAATGCTTGGTCGCCATCACGCACCTGCATTGCAACATCAAGCAACTGAGTGCTTGCATTTGTAATAGATATATTACCACCCGTTGCCACCCTGTTACTATAGGTAAGCAGATTGTTCATAGCGTCATTGAGTGCCTCAGCAATATACGCCGCCCCCCGCATAATGCCGTAGTATGAACCAGTGGCATGGTCGTAAAAGCACGTCATGACATTGAGGGCATGGCATTCCTGCGTGAATGACTGTGAGGCCTTCAGTAACTTACCGTCAGCGAACTCAGCATGATAATATACCCGCGCTTCGCCTTCAATATCAAATCCCTTGGGGAACTTGCCGCCAGATGATTGCTCAATTAGTTCAACCATTGCGGCATAGTCTTTGAATGCAGAAGGTGAGAGCGTCCAAGAGTTAGCACGCACTAAATCAAGGCGGTGGTCTTTAGCGAAGTCCACCATGATTTCATAAAGGTTAGGGTCAGCCTCAATAAGTTGAGCCACTTCCTGTTTCTTTGTTAGAAATACATTTTCAACCGTGTGGGTGACTTCAAACTCATGCCAGAAATAATGATAGAGGAATACAATATCCTCACGGTCTTCAGCAGATGAATACTCCAATAGTTCATCACGAAAATCAGGGATGCTGAGTAGCAGTGCTTTTTTTCCTTTCTTTTCGGCGCGTGCAATATAGTCATCTAACTCATCGCGTGATACGGGGTCAGCATAACCACAGTACGCCATGCTATCCGCATTGACCGATTCCATGCCTGATTTATCAAAGAAGATGTGGTGCTTTTTGCTGCATGACGGAACGCCAGCGGGATAGTTTCGCACCGAGAAATCAAGCTCATGCACAACACCCGATGCGCCGCGAATTATCATATCCTCAAGGGCGAGGGTGTAAGCATGGTCAAACCTACTTATCTCAACCCCCCATTTCATGCCATCAGACATTGCATCCACTTCTTCACGAAAATCAGGGTCAGTTGATGTTGCTTGAAAGTTTTTACGGAACTGCGTCATCATGCCAATACATGCACGGATATATGGCGGTGCTAAACCTACCACCATGAAGTTTTGTTTGCGCCCCTCACCTTCATTATGACGGTCAGCAATAAAATCAACGCGCCGTGTTGAGCCTGAAAGTATTGGGCGATTATCACGCACCGCATACATGACAGAGTTTTCCCTCCGCCACTGCATAGAAGTTTCCATGAAATGCGTCAGGTTTTTAGAAAAATCCTTTGCAATTTGCTCAGGTGTTTTCATGTATGTTTACGCTTCAACAATCGCATCAAGTGAACCTGCTTTCAATAGCTTGTCAGCTTGGTTGCGTGACATCCACTGGTCTTTCAGGTCTCTATCCTTGTAAATCGCACGAACTTCAAGCTCGCTTGCTTCATGCACGGCAATCGCTTCACCGCTAGCAATCATAGCATCTGCCTGTGCGCGCGTTGCCCATGCATGATATGAATTAGGCATCTCTACAATTACGTTATCAGTGCCTTTATCTTCCGTGATGACATCAATGATTAACTCGTTAGACTTTCCAACTTCTTTTTGCATTACGTAGCTCCTTCATTTGTTGCTCAAACATTGTATTCTTATCGTTTGCCTTAAACCAGTTAATGAACTGCGACGTAGAATCTACCATATCATCATGCTTGTCGTTTGGAAACGTAGTCATTTGTTTAATGTAATCAGATAACCACCATGCTGTCAAGGGAAGCATAACCCTGCCAGCCTCTACCATGCCGCAGGAAGTGACTGCGCGTGTCATTTTATCACCTTCGGGATTGATTGCGATGACGGGTAAGCGTGTCTCATTACGAAGTTCCTGAATAAGTGTTTGACCGCTTGCCTTATCCTCAATCAATAGATTTTGAGGCGGATAAATATCTGCCAGTTCATGCACTTTGCGCTTTAATTGTGGATATTCCATACGGACGTTCACCATATCCAATAAACACGCTTGATTCCCTTTGATTCCCCACACCGTACAGCATGACGGATCATTATGCTGATCTGCTTTATAAGCAGTGTCCCATGAATGCACGATAGAGTCAAAGCCATAAAACGGCGCAACGTATTGATGCACGCCGAACCAATCAGCCTTAAAGATATTCCCCCCCGCAATGCGCGGCGACTGCATGTATTGCCCTGCAAATGTCATCGCATTGGAATCACGAAGCAAATGCAGCTCCTTTATGGGGTGACGCTCCTCACAATAGCTTGTGCCGTCCTCATTGATTGCAGGGATGATGATGCTTTCCCATTCCTCACCACTGCCACCATTGAGCAAATAACCAGCCAAGTCATATTCGTGAAGCCGCTGCATAATAACAATAATAGGCGTATGTTCCATACTATTCAATCGTGACTTCACCGTGACGTTGTACCAGTCAATTACATTAGCAAGCATCGTTTCACTGTTGGACTCTGTGGCATTGTGCGCGTCATCAATGATAAACGCGCCGCCAAATGACTTTAATGCACCACCAGCACCGTGTCCAGTGATTGCACCACCGACGCCCGCTGCGTAGACAAATCCGCCTTGAGGCGTTCGGAACTCTGCCTTGGCGCGTGAGTCAATCTTTAGCCTATCGCCATAGATTGTGCGATACCTGCCATGCTGCATAAGCTCACGTGCTTTGTAAGTGTTTGTTTGTGCAACAGACTTGCCATAACTTGCAACAATAAACTTGCTGTACGGCGCGAAGCCTAAACACCACGCAATGAAATGAACTACGGCAAGCTCAGACTTGCCCGCGCGAGGGGGTATATTGATAATTAGACGCTTGCACTTGCCAATAACAACCCGCTCTAATGCCGCTGCGATGCGATAATGATACTCAGCGGTGACTATTTGCGGTGACATATACCGCACAAAAGCAAGGAAATCGCTATAGATTAGCGTTACATCATCAATTTTCATGCTTCAATTCAAGGCGTTTTATAACAGCCTCAGCCAATGCCTCAGGTGTTGTAGTGGGTGACATAGTGCCGTCACTAGACACGTTATCCACCTTGCTCTGATTTATCCAGCTATTTGTCTCACAGTGCGCAAGCTGCATTTTTGTAATGCCTTCCTTAAAATCACCAGTAAGCCCCATATTTGACAGCACAAGAGCGCGTTCACATGTAATATCATTGCACACACGGGCAAATTGAGGAAAAGATTTCTTCCAGTTTGTAACAGTATCTTGGTCAACCTTTAGAATGCGTGACAGCCGAAGCAATGTAGGCTGCACATCACCATGCGATCGCCAATCATCCAAATAAGCCTCAGCAACAGGTAGCACGGTCACGGGGTCATATTTATTTGACGCAAGCTCTTCCTGTGACATTTTTGCTAAAATCTCAATATCGGTCAATTTTCCCATGATTTATGGTACATTGTAATACATTTTTTGTCAAGCAATCCGAAAGCGAACACTTATCCACATACTTATCCACAATTATTATCACCTCCCCTTAAAATAGTCCTTGCTTTATGCATTAAAATAAGTCATATTGCTTTTAAGGCAAACAACACAAACGGAGAACGACATGACTATTCAAA